ATAATAATTGTTCAATTTCGTTATTCATGTAGATCTTCCCCCTTAACAAATACACCATTTACTGTTTTACCTTTTCTATCCTTGATAACGTCATAAGCGCCTCTCAAGCAATCTAGCAAGTCAACGTCTAAATCTTTTGACAAAATAATTAAAGTAACTAAGATATCGCCCAAACTGTCTTTGATTTGTCCTTGATTATCCTTGTTGATTCCCTCAGCTAGTTCTCCAAGCTCTTCGGTTACTTTCATAAACTGCTTTGGCGTGTTCTTGGCATTTACGATATTTCTCTCATAAGCCCATTGAATAATTGCATCTTGTAAGCTTTCGAAAGTCATATCTCCTAAAAGATTGATATATCTAATCAATCCTTCTGGCAAGCCCATTAAGTAGGATGCTGGCACATTGTAGTAATCAGCTAACTTAACCCATGTTTCTTTCTTAGGTTCACACTTTTCAGTTTCATATCGATGTAACTTTGTCTCCAAAAGTCCTATTTCATCAGCCACTTTTTTAAGTGTTAATCCTTTTTGCTTTCTAAGTTGTCTAAGTCTGTTCATTACTAGCCCTCCATTTGTTTCTCTGTCTCTGCACTCATAACCAAGTATGGTCTTGTCTTACGGATCAACTCCACAAGCTCCACTTCTTGACCGACCTTTATATTTGGTCTTTGTTCCACACGATAACGGAACTTAGTTTCTCCAATCGTGTATGTGATTCCGTCGTCATCTAATAGCATTGATTCAACTCTCATACTGCAACGCTCCTATAATCCTTTATGCTGTCTTTAAATAAAATGTAGTTACCTCTTGCGTGTTTTCTAAGCCTTGATACAGTTTGCTCACTATAAAGATTAACTAGCTCTTTAGGCGGAACATTGGTAGTAACGATCACGTCCTTATCTTCTCTAAATCGCATAATTTCATTAAATACTTCCTTGTTCCAACCACTATTCATTTGGCTTTCTGTTCCAATATCATCAACGATTAATAAATCTGCTTGTTTAGCTTTGCGAATAGCCTTATCAACTTTTCTACGTGCCTCACTGTCGTTAATTCCTAATCTTTGAGTTGATACAAGCAATGGATAATCAATAAATACAACACTCTTTTTATATCCAGTTAAACGCCAAACTTCGTTGATGATTGATATTGCTATCCTTGTTTTTCCACGTCCTGAACTTCCAGAAAATAACGAATGCACTGGGCTATGTTGTGGCTTTGATAACCTGTTAGCTATATCTTTAGCAATTCTAGCAACTTCCTTAATATCGTTTGAGTAAAGATTCAAGTTATTAAACGTTGCTCCCATCATCTTTAAACTGGGTAAAATAGAATTATCTATGAAAGCTCCTGTGGCTTTATTCTTCTGAGCCTCCACGCTCCAAGTTTCTTCTGTAACGTTTCTTCTCAAGTTTCTATCACTGTATGCACAAGTTGGACATGTTGGTGGTACTGTTTGCTTTGCTTTAGGTACTAGCAACTTACCTCCACATTGTGGGCAATCTCCAACTTCAATAAATATTCTTTTCATCATTTGAGAAAAAATTTCTCCTGTTGTTTTAATTGTCCCCAAAAAATCGCCTCATCTCTTCTTCTTCGGATAGATACGTCCATTGTTTAGCATCATATCCGGCTGCATTACCTTTTTTAGTTTTCTTGTTGTATTTACTTTCCTTGTTCTTCTCAAATCGTTCTTGATCTGCTTTTAAATCTTCAATGTTGTATATACGATTGTCATACCAGCGTTTTAAGATAGTCTTGATATAACTGATATTTCTTACGCCTTTATCAAGTGCCATTTTGATTGATTCAAGTATCATCTCTTTAGGTTGTTTAGATACTTCTTTCCAATCATCATAAATAGCTTGAATTTCTTCATACATATAAGGGGATAGACTTCCAACGTTTGACTCCCAAAACTCGTATATTGATCCAATTTCAGTTGGTCCAGTAGTAGTAGTAGTATCTATGTTGTTATTCTTTGTGTAATCTATGGTATAGTCAGTATCATTTTGATACTTTGCGTTGTATCTTTTTGATACTATCGTTGTATCATTTTGATACAATGCTTGGACCATTTCGTCTAATGCTTCATAATCAATTCTGTACCACTTTGTACGATCGAATTTAGCTTTGTTATAATTTCCTGTAATTAATAAGCCTTTATCTTCTAATGATTTGAATTTTCTTTTAAGCGTTGGTTCAGATAACCATTTAAATTGCTTGTTCCAGTCTTTAATGCTGTTGTAAACCCAACTGTAACCATCTTTAATATTCATGTTCTTCACTAACCAATAATGAATTTGTTGTAAAATGATAGCCTCTGTTGGATCTCCTAACAGTTCAATCAATTTAGGTTGTATTACTAACGGTCTATCATCTAGTAATAAATTACCCATATTGATTCCTCCTCTCTAATGGGCATCTCACCCATTCGGTGTTGTAAGTTCACTGACTTTGATATTTAAAAGATTATGTTTTTACCTTCGTTTTCTAAGATGAAATTTGATAGCTTTTTTTGTGCTGCTTCTAATTTTGATGACCAAGTTTCAAAAGTTTCTTTTCCTAGAGTTACTGGAACTTCTGCTTTGAAAAGTAGTATTTTATAAACATCAATTGATTGTTTTAGTGCTATTAATTCGCCTAATGTCATTGCTTATCACTCCTAATAAATTTCAATATCATTAGCATCTATAAATGCTGTTATCTTCTTTGTTTGCCTGCAATACTCACAAACTCCACAACGTTTAGGTTCTGTTTCTCCGTTCATAACCTTAAATACATGATCTTGATTTTCCTTGATTTCTTCCAAGCTTTCAGTCATAAAAAATTGAGCATCCGGACTGTTAAAACTGTATGCTTCGTGGTCTGGTGGAGTTTGTTTGCTAACGCCAAATATGAATGGTTGACAATCAACATTGAATGTTTGATTTATAAGCTCTCTATACACTGCCATTTGCATGTAATAGCCGTATGCACTGATAAAATTGGTGTATCTGTTTAAATCTTCACTCCAGTGTTTTTTGTGGAGGTCTTGATTTGTTTTAATATCGCAAAAGTACGCTTTATCAAGCATCAGGCTATCAATTTTGCCTTTCCATTCATGTCCGAATAGGTTTCCAGTAACAATTACTTCTTTTTTGCCTGGCATGTAGATATTTTTAAAAGCTTCATCTTCATCAAGTACTTTTATCATTTCGTCGCCCTTAACAAAATCTTTCTTGATTCCTTTCTCTGGGTTTCCATACTTGAATAACGATTTTTTGTTTTGTTCTAAAAATTTATCGTGTGCCTCTTTACTTTCAAAATATGAATGAACATAATTCCCAAGTAATAAAGCTGTTGGATCACTTTTTGGTTCCCATTCTTCTTTAAGCTTTGCTAAGGCTTGAGCCTCGCAATTTAGGAAATCTTTAAAAAGTGATACACTCATATATTTCCAACTTGTATCATGTTGGTAATAGTTTTCTTGCGTTAATTCCATAAGTTCCACCTACTTGATTAAGCCAAACTCATCAAACAATTCTGTTTGATTTTCGTCTGATTCTACTTCTGTTTGTTCTGCATCTGATTCAGCATCTTCAATAACTACTTCATCATTTGCATCAGGTTTTTCTTTTGGTTCTTCAACTGGTTCTTGCTTATTAGTTTCTTCTGGCTTGTTTAAAGCCTTGTTAATAAGCTCGTTTGCTTGTTTTTCTTGAGCTTGAATTTCTTTAGGTTCTTCACGTTCAAACTCGTTTTCTGTTGTATTGTTGATAGCTCCAGTTAATAGGTCGCTATCATCACTTGTATTGATAAACATCTTGGCAGCTCGATTTAAAACAGTTCTCTTTGCCATTTCTTGTCCGAAATTCTGTTGAACTTTGTTGTTCTTGTTTCTGGATTGTTGCCAAGATTTATCAATTTCTTCTTTAGTCATCACTGTATAATTGATTGAGCCATCTTCTAACTTAATCATTGCGAACGCTCCAATAATTGGTTTGTTCATGTTCTCGAATTTAGGCTCGAACTTAGTAACGATCATTTCCATGTCTTCATTTGAGCCAATCTCGAAAACGTCGCCTTCGTGAATTACTTCAGCTTTAACCTTGCTTACGTTAGTCAAACGTTTCAACGCTGCGACCGTTCCGAAATATGATCGTTGCATCTGTAACTCGTTACCATAAACAATGAAATAGCATTGAGTTTTGGCAGGGCTTAAGCCTTGAGTTACCATATCCAACAAAGCATTTGCTATGCTCTCTTGTGTTGCTTTTTCAATACCGTATACCTTTTGTAAGGTAAAAAATGCTGAACTTAATGCGTTCTTAGCACTGTATTGTTCTGGTAAGGCTAAGCCTTCATCTTCTAAAACTTTGATACGTTTACCTACTGCCTCAGTGATACCTTTTTGCATTTTAATTAATTGATTCATGTTTATTTCCTCCTAATAATTCACGTTCTAACCAACCTTGATTTGATAAATATTCCTGTCCTCTACGTTCAAGGTATCTATCATCTGGTATGGCTGTTGTTTCCTTGCCATATAAATGCTTAATAGCTTGATCTATTTCTTTTCTTTCCATTGCTTATCTCCTGTGGTATACTTAAGATAAATTCAATTCAAAACTTCTTTAGTTTTGATTTATATCTTCTTGCAAGTCGGTTCATTACGAACCGGCTTTTTTATTTCAATCAAAGAAAGTTCCATCTTTGATTGCATCAACTATTCCATGTATGGTATAGCCGGCAAGGATTGATAATGCGATTAATGTAACGTATCCAGCGTTAGTTAATGTAATCATTTTTCATCACCTCCTTTACGTTTCTTGTTCCATCTATAAAGATCTACGCTGCATGCAAATGCCATACATGCAAATATTCCATAAATGCACCACATTGTTATTACCTCCTAAACGATTCTCATTTGTGAGTTCTTTAGACTAATCTCACGTTCTAATGAATAAGATGGGTGCCAGTTGTTTATGAACTCGATAGCACTATCAAACTCATCACGTCTTAGATCTTCGTATCGTGATATAGTGAACTCATCTTTTAATTCACGTTCTAAGGCTCTAAATACTTTTCTAGTTAATTTCTTATCTTGATAAGCATTACTATCTTTACCGCCTAAAACTTCAACGGCTTTTCGATTTCTAGTGATCCATAATTTGTAACGTTGGTCTGAATTTATTTCTTGCTTGTTTTCGATCTCAATAATCTTTTCT